AACACCAAATGCATCACCCATGGCATAATCCGGATCAAAGTAACGCCACATCGAAACCAGATCATCGACAACAATTTGATCATCAACTCCGGCGTGCCAGGTTTTACAATAAATTGGTACGACATGGTTACCAAGCATTTCACCGACCACTAACGCAGGTTTCGACGCTGTTTCACTTTCACCATGGCCACTAGCATCCCAACCGAAACTGATTAATCCTTTTTTCTTATACTGTTGCCCTGGCATAGGTTCTTCAATTTGGATTCTTGCCTTAATAGCGGTTTGAATCGCCAACCTTAAATACTTTTCCCAAATCAAGTTTTTTGCCGAAACATTTTTACACAGCAACTGGCGAATATATTCATCGTGAGGTAACTGATCGCGCATATCTAATATGTACTGCTCATTCAATATGCCCATTTCCATGCCCAGATAACAATCGACCACGGGTAACTGGTGATACTTTCCACTCGCCACCATGCCTGCTAAAGTATCGGCACCTTTGAAAACACCGGTTATGCGAATTTGCGGATCGTTTTTGGACTCTTTACTGGCACCCAAGCGGCGAGTGGATCCCATCATTAACAAAAATCGAGAATACAAACGATCGGATGGCATATCATCGACCTCTTCAAGACTGGCCCAAGTCAAATCGCCACCGTCCACCTGACTCATAATGCCATAACTTCTGGCCAAGCTTTTATTGGCAAATTGGTAATAGGTATCGCTTAATTGTTTGCGTCCGCTTTTATAGTTAATATAATTTTCCAGCATCGGGCTGCGCCGAATCGCATCGGTATGATATCCCAGGTTAACCTGGGCCTGCGCTTCTCTCGGTGCAACCACACCCCCTTCTTGATCAGTATTTGTCGCATTAAACTCGAGTAGGTACAGTTCTTTCACCGCAGTTTTACCGGTTCGGCGACTGGAAAAATCAAGCGAGTTGCCATGCTCGTCCATTTCAATCATTTTTAAAACCTGCATGGGATCAAGTTCCACATTGTGAACATGTTTATGCCACAACAAATGATCCCCGGCGAATTCCATCACCGCTTTTTCGGCCACATTATTAATTTCAATGCGTTGTTTTGCTGTTAAGCGTTCAGACATTCAACACCTTGATTTTAAATGGCTGGCATACCAGGCCTTCGGCATTATCGGCATCATCATATAAAATAATATTCGCCTGGTATTTTCCCTCTACTAATAAAGCATTCGCTAAATCGATTTTGACAACCCAATTAGCATCCGGTAATTCGATGTAAGGACTAGGATCATCTGAATAAAAAACTAACTTGGTCGCCCCTCTTGAAATCGCGATCCCGACACGCGTAATGGTTGTGGCATTTTCAGTGGGTACTTGACCATTCAGCAAAATCTCTCGCTCAATTGTGTTGGCTTTACCAGGGTAAACTAACTCCTCGTTTTTTCGCATCCCCAGGCCTCCTATGAATAAGTTTTAGTGAGTGTTCGGTTATCCCAAACCGGTGAAACGCTGCGCGTAGCGAGCTCGGCATCAGCGGGCATATAACTTAAAACTGCACCATTAATTCCAGGCGTAAAAACAACGTCGTTTGAAGGTATTAATGCTGGCACTATTGCTGGCGCGTCTCCCCGGATAATGTTGGGTTGATATACTTGGGTGTTTGAAACAATTAAACCAGGTTCTATCGATGGTCCCGATGCACTGATGGTTGGTGTATAAACCGTTTCGACCGCCTCAATTAATGCAGGCGAAATCGCGGGCGCATCACCAGGTGAAATGGTTGGGTCAAAGATAACTGCAGCACTTACAATTAAAGGTGGAAATATTTCATTCGCGGCCTGCTGCGAAATTGTTGGTGAAAATACGATGGCTGACGAGGCGATCAGCGTTGGTGTGATAGTCGGCGCATCACCTGGTGAAACAGTCGGTTGAAAAATCTGCCCGGTAGCAGCAATTAGAGCTGGCTGAATTGCAGGCGCTTCACCAGCAGTAAGTGTTGGCGCGTATACCGACGATACTGATTCTATTCTGGCGGGCGATATGGCCGGTGCGTCACCAGGTGAAACAGTCGGATTAAACACTTGCCCACTGGCGGCAATAAGCAATGGCGAAATAGCTGGCGCATCACCTGCTGACACCGTTGGTGAAAAAACTTGTCCACCTGGCGCTATTAAAGGCGGGTCAATTGGTTGGTCTTCAGGACCACTGCCACTATCTTCTGGCCAACTGACTACGCTGAACCGATAGGTACGATTACCTTCATCTCGAGAGCGATACAAATTGATGACTGTCGGTGACGACACCTGAATGCCAATACGGTTTAAATGCACATCATTAGTTTTGTCCGTGTGGGCACACTCACCATAGATGGAAATCGTTGACACGTCCGCTTCAGCAGAAGAGTGAGTTTCAGTCCAGCTATCGGGATCGGTTCCTCCGCCAGCATTATCTGCACGAGTGCCTGTAATATGCTCAACAGACATATCAGGATTGCTAACAAGCCACACCACCACGGCCTGGCCAGTGTTAATTTCATTCGATAAAAAGCTAAGTTCTGTCGCACTCGAAAACCAGACTTCAAACCCGGAATAGTCCGGACCACCATTATTTTGTGAGTAACGAGATTGCGCGTGAAAATAAGCATTAGTAATAGCACCAACGCTCGAAACGGATTCGGTTTCAGTTGTAGCAGCAGCCGCAAAAATGTGCTCTATTCGTTGAACGGTCCAGTTAGAGCCAGTGTATTCACGTACCGAAATACTGACGTCACCATTTCGCGTTGTATTATCCTGTGTTCCTCTGGCAATATTCGACGCACTAACAAATTCCCAGGTTAAACGGCCAGCGCCAGACTCTGAACGGCCAGAGTTATCTGCAGCTTTGTGTCCTGTTGTTAATACAACAATTTTCGATGCATCAGCAACGCCACTGATTACTGAGCTGTCAATGGTCGTGGTGCCAGTGTGCGTAATCGATTCAACGTGGCGAAAAATTATTTCGTTCGGCCCGGCAGCGGCGCCGATATACTCGGTAATTTCAAAGAATATTCTGAGTGGGCCATTGCTGGTTGAGTTACGGGAAAAAGTAATACTGGTCAGCAGGTTTCCGGGATTGTCTATAACAACATTATTTCGTCCAGGTGTTCCCGCAAAATCATTATCCTCGACACCGGATGAGGTATGTTCGATACCGGTAATCTTAATATCCGCTTTATCAAGACCTGCTGGCGCCAGATATTCATCCGGTGAAGTAACGGTACCGACAGCGTTAATCGTAGCGGAGATGCCACCAAACGGAATATCAACATAGCCGTGTTGAATTCGGAAATCGGCCATGAGCCTACCTAAAAACGGTCACAGCTTGCGGATTGCTAACCTTTACTTCGGCAGTATTGGCAAACTCATAAATTCCAGTTGCTAGAAAGTTAATGTCACTGCGAGTCGCTACGCCATCAACAAAGTCAAAACGGTACAGCTCACCAAAAGCGTTGAACATTCGCTCTCCGGAAAACGTTGGAAAGTCATCTAACGTAATTGAAATTGTGACATTTTCGTTAACGCTGTAAGCCGTTTTATTCAGCGTCAGCGATATGACAACCCGAGGATCAGCAGGAATTTCAATCACGCCGTCATTATAGACAGGTAAATCGGCGCGTTTGTCCGCTCGCATTTGCTGCGCTTTAGTCAGATAGTCCTGGTAGAGTACTTCAGTTACCGCAACCGCATCACCAGGAACCTCAGTACCATCTGGCGCGATTCGGCTACCACGGATCGAGTTGTCTGGATTAAGGCTTAAAATATACACAGTTAGTTGCCCTAAATCTGAAAGATGCCCGAAGCATTCCAATTAATTGGAATGTTGCCGCCGTTCGGTGTGATAGGTAATCCAGGTGCCGTGTCGATAAATCCAACCAATCGACTTGTCCCTTCAACGCCGGTATCAACATAAAGCACTACGGCTTCAGCTTCGTCACCACTAACAGTGTTAAAAACAACATCGTCGCCATCAAAAACGCCATCAGCAACTACACCAATATTCGGGTTTGCTAAACCAACTTGTGCCACACGAGCCGCAGCTGGCAGGTCAGTTAAAAACTCGTGTGCCGCGTTGTAGGTATAATCTGCCAAGTCAACCAAAACACACTGAATGGTAACCGCGTCCATATCAACATCACCATTTAAAAGCGCATTTTTAAATTTTGGATAAACCAAATTAGCCATAGTTTTACTCCTCGAAGTCTAAAAATTTAATTCACAGTAATGCGAAACTGGATAATCGTCTTGGGGATTTTTAATGGTTCACCTTCTACCGTTATTGTTTCAAAAGCGCTAGGTTCAGAAAGGACACCTAACGCCTGCGCTTGAATTTGACAGGTGTATTCACCAGTCACTAAAACAGTCGTGTAGCTCGAAACATTAGCACCCAAAAACGCAAGCCGCTCATCATTGCAAAAAATATGAAACGCCTCCATTTCACCATCTAAAATTGGTGTGTTATCGGTGTACTCGGTTGGCGCAATCCATTCAAATGTTACTTCCTGATCTGCAGAAGCGACACCAATCCAACAAGCTGAAAAAAGCAGACAAATAAAAGTAAATAATCTAACAATGCGTTTCATCATGATCCTCCCGGTCAATCACTGGATTCATTGTGCTTATTGACCAACTTGATTACCTGGTTGGTGTAAGCGTTCAAAATGGTTTCTCGTTCGACAAGGCTTAAATAAGCCGAATCACTCAGACAGCTCAATGCCTGATTACTGACTACCGGTACATTCGGCTTGTTGGGTAATCGCAGTGGCGCGTGATAACTTTCAGTCGCGCAGCTGGCTATCAAAAAAATCCCGGCGACCGCGCAAATTTTCTGCATCAGCTTTTTGCACCACATCACGGATTTCATCATTTTTTTCCTGTTCAGTTTTAATGGTAAAGTCAGCCATTTCCTCTATCGCATTGGCCTTGGCATCACTCTTTTCAGCTCGCCGCTCAGCGGCTTTCTTGCCCGTCCACAAATAACGAACCAGAAATGCCAATACCGCAATAACGCCTGCAACAATCAATTTGAGTTTTGCTTTAAATTTTTCCATCGTATTGCACCACTGGTGATAAAACGTAAACCGCCAACAATTGACGCGATGATGACAAAAGCCAATCCGTAGTATTCGGCGAGTAATGCTTTAACCTCTGGCAAGTTTTCAAGAATTGGTTCCACAAACGCCAGAAGAATCGCAAACTTAATCGTTTTTGATTGATGTGGCTGTTTGTCTCCGGGGTTACTCATCGGATTCCTCCATATTCTCAAACTCTACCAACACCGGATCCTTTTTAATCCGGTCCTGACTACGTGAAATAAGCTCTCGCATATTCTCTAGCGCTTCAGTTTGTTTCTCCTGGAACTGGGTCATTTGTTCTTTGCTCTGGCTGTCAGCATCAAGATTTCCAGCCGCAATACCCTGGTCCATTTGCACTTTTGGTGTCATGTTGAGATCTGCCAGGCTGAGACTGTTTTTGCTTATCAATTCAAAAAGTGGTTTTAACAATGGATGCGCTTTAATTTCTTCAATTAACACCTTTTTTCCAGTCTCTTCATCGGTATATTTCGCCAATCGAAAATCACCATCCTTTGAAAAGCTATAAGCAGGATTTTTTAAGGTGACACCATCAGAAACGATCGAAACCAGCATGTCCTCGAACAGTGCCGACAAGCCAGCCTGGTTTGCCGCATGAATATCTTTGAGTAAGTCCGGATTGTCAGATTGCATGGCCACAAAGTGCTTCATAAATAATTCGGTACGCTTTAGGCAAGCTGGTTGCTTGCTGCAATAGTCATGGTCGACCGAACAAGTTTTACAATGTGGGTATTTACCGGGTCTGGCAGGAAATAGAATGGCCGTTTTAGCACTCGCGCCATGTTGGAGCGCATTAAACCGGGTAATCTTGGCTTCGTCTGGTGTTGGATGGCCTGATAAATTTGCGGCGGACTTTGCTTTACCTTCTGGCGTTTTGGGACCAGTCGCACATGCGTTTGCGCACAACATCCCAACTTGCCAGGCAACCTGCTCTACTTCATCCCGGCAATTTTCACAATGTGCAAAATATCGAAAGGGATGCGCGCGGTTAGGCTCCTCCTCACATCGAGTTGGAACGGCATTAAAGGTGAGCACACAACTTTTGCAGCGAAAAACCAGTTCGCTCGAATCAATTGGCTCTAAAAACTTTGCGGAATTTTTCATCCCGCCATGATCTTTTAATTTTCAATGACAAATATAGGGGCAGGTGTGTCAATAACTAATTGTTCACTGGCCCTTTTACTCGCCACACGGTTCGCTCAGAAACCTTAAAGCCAATCGCATTAAGTTCCTTAACTATATCGGCTACGGAAAGACCAAGTGAAAGCTTGTTTTTGATAAACTGGTTTCTTAAATGTTTTTTGTATTTATCAAAGCTCGGAAACGCCACGCGGAAACGGCCTGTATTTTTGGCATCGTGAACGCAATCCAGGAAGTGCCACATTAATAAAAAATTGTCGGCGCCGATTTTTTCAGCAATCTGAATTAATTCATCCCTTAGGCCAATTTCTCTGAGCTCCGAAAAAATAATGCCCGCGGATTTTTTTTCCGCGCGTAAAATTTCGGAATATATGCAGTTATCTGGGTACCCTCCCCCCCTTGGAAACCTGTCCGATCTTCTTTGCCGAGCCCCCACCTTATGACCAGGCGTGAGATCACCAGTATAAATTGAATTTGAATTACGCTTTTTATCTGTCCGAGCATTCATAACTAATTGATTCTCCTATCCCCTAAGATAATTGAATTACATCTTTTGTATATAACGTGCCCTTAAAGTAAATGCGGTAACAAATGCTTTTGGCCGTTTTAAATGAAAGTTTCCACACATCCACGAGCCCCTTAAAAGCTCAGCTAAACACATGGTCTAAGTACCGGGTATAGCGGTTCTAATGCTTAACTTGAATCCATAAGGGCCTCTTGCGCTGTGCTATTAAAATATTGTGATGTTATATATTTAGAGTAATCCTTTTTCCCTGAACTCTTTGACGAGCGGGGAAACTGGCGTATTCGTTTTACCTAGTGGATTAGACTTATCCATTAAGGTCGTCAGCTTTCTTAACGCTAACCTGGTGTATATCTTTGTGGTCTCTTCTTTGGTGTGGCCTAGTATCGTCATGATTTCTAGTGTCGATGCACTATCCTCAGCTAACTCTGAACCAACCAAGTGACGCAATGCGTGGGGGTGCGCCTGGTCTTCTGGAATACCTGCGAGCTCAGCATACTCCTTAATCATTTTCCGGATCCCTCCAGGAGTCAGCCGGCGAGATTCACCACGATGCTCAAAGCTGGGCGTGTGGTTGTTTTTTAAGTTGATAAATAAAACCTGATCACCACTAGCCAAACACCTATCACATGACTGCAATTCATCATGGCCCAGGTACGCACGTACAAGAATGGCTGACTCAGCGGGCAAAGGAATCATCCGTTCCTTGCCACCTTTCTCTCTCAGTCTCACAGCAAGGCGCTCGACACCATCATAGTCAAAAGGAATCAAATCATTTTGGTTTAAGTTCGTAACGCCGTTAATCCTGGCACCGGTTCCTATTAAAACGGAAATAATGGCGGCGTCTCGCAGCCCTTTGAAAGTTGATATATCAGGCTGCATTAAAAGTTTTTCTGAGTTCTTTAACCCCATAACAATGGGAACCTTTGATAGTTTTTTTGGATAAACTATTTTTTCAGATTCATTAGTTTGAACATGATCATTTTCATGCAACCAGGAATAGAAACCTTTTACGGCCGCAACAGCTGCCCTCCTGGAGGAAGGAGATGCACCAGCCTCATGCAAGTGAAGGCCAGTAAACTCGATCAGCTCTTCTTTAACAGCAAGCAATAAGCTTTTAGACTTGAGAAATTCAGAAAGACGTTCGACATAGTTACGATATTTATCACACGTCGACTTCGCGCAGGCTTCGCTGGCCAGCTTGTAGTCCAACCAACTATCCAAAAAAACCTTGTCTTGTTTCTGCAAAAAACCTCCCAGGGAAAACAACCCGTGGTTTCGTGGCTAGGATTTTATTTTATCATAAGCCTTTGAAATATATGTATTTTACAAACCACAATTCGCCACGTTTTTTCGTGGTGGTACCATTTTTTCCGTGGACACATTTTGTTACATTCTTAAAATCCGTGGTTTCCGTTTTTGCCTCTATATTCTCTCTCTCTTTTATAAAACAACAAGATAGATAGATATAGAGAGAAAAAGGAAAAAATCAAAAAGTGGCAATAAAACCAAAACCGTGGCAAATAAGTGCAATTCCGTGGCGAATACATACCGACCTGCGATAGCAATCCTCTAAAGAAACAAAGGCTTAACAAAATAAACGGCAAAATCCACGGATTTTTTCTGCTCCGTAGCTCGTAAATATTTTGCAAACTCGAATTGAATCGCTATCATGTCATTGCTTATCGTCTTTGGCGACAGCCGCTGCTCCTGTTACTTGTTAAGGGGTGCGGGGAAGGAAGTGAAAAAAACGGAGTTCGGTTTATGTCAAAAATCATTAAGGCCTGCGCAAGCGCAGTTGTTTTACTAATTAGCAGTTGCGCCCCGAAGGATTCGGAGGTTTTAAACGCCTGTGAGAAGCTCCAGGAGACCGGTGATGCTGTTTACCTGGTGTCAGTAGGCCTTGATCAGGTCAAAGCACAGCAAGCCATAACGGCGCTCAATTCCGATAAACGAACGGGCTCTTACGTCTCCTCTTGCCTCCAGGTCGTGAAGAACTTGCTTTGACGTAAATTTGACGTAATTGGTTGCGTATTTTTGAATAATTCTGCTGAATTCTGATAATTGGTTCCTTAGCCAAACCCCTTTAAAATAGAGCGCTTGAGCGCTTTTGAGTAATTATGAGGGGTAATTAAAAAACAGGTTACTTGCCTCTTCTGGGCACCACGAATCACAGTAATAATAAGGCCTTCAGCGCCTTTTGACGTAAATTTGACGTATCAAACTACTTGTAACAACTAATCACTACTGCTATTTTGTCTCAACCATCAAGGAAAAACGGGCAATTAAATGGCTGCGATTCGTAAGCGTGGAAATAAGTATTACGCCGAGGTTAGGCGAACAGATTTTTTCCAGGGCAAATCCTTCCCCTCTAAAAAAGCAGCTCAAGACTGGGCCAGGCGTGTCGAAACGCAGCTTGATGATGGCCACCTGGTTAAAGGAAAAAGCGGACGTACTTTTGCAGATGTGATAGACAGGTTCACTAAAGAAATTTCCCCAACTCGAGACGGTGCAAAATGGGAAGAAATCCGCGGCAAATTTTTCAAGAAGTTCAAAATTGCCAATATCCGATTAAATGATCTCACATCCCGTCATTTTGCTGATTATCGTGATGAACGCTTAAATAAGGTTAAACCAGCGAGCGTTAGACGCGAACTTAACTTTATGAGCTCTATGCTCAGCACAGCGATGCGAGATTGGGAATGGATTGGTCACAACCCAGTTGAAAAGATTTCCAAGCCTAAAGCGTCACCGCCTCGAGATAGACGTGTTAGTCAAAGTGAAATCAAACTATTAATGCGAGAATTGAAATATTCGGAAAATGGCCAAGTACTGCTAAAGAAACAACAAACCGCTACGCTCTTTTTGTTAGCGATAGAAACTGCCATGCGTTGTAAAGAAATGACCACTTTATCCTGGAGCCAGATTCACCTGGATAAAAAATACATCCAACTTCTCAAAAGTAAAAATGGCGATCGCAGACAAGTCCCTTTATCCACAAGAGCAATCGAACTAATTAGAAAGTTTGAAGGCCTTCATCCGGATAACATGTGCACAGTCACTGAAGGAACAGCGAGCTCCATGTTTTACAAAGCTAAAACCAATGCAGAATTGAACGATTTGAATTTTCATGACAGCAGGCGAGAAGCATGCAGCCGGTTGGCTAAAAAACTGGATGTCATGGACTTGGCAAAAATGAGCGGTCACCGAGATATAAAAACGCTCCTTAATGTTTACTATAAACCAAGCGCAGGTGATATTGCGGACCTTTTAGGGTGACGCTACGTGAATCTTTCTTAAATTGCAGAGTAAAAGCTAGCCAAAGATTTGCGTAGGTGCGTATAAAAAGCCGCTTTACAGCGGCTTTTGTTAGGCTACTTTTGTGAAGTCCACAAAGAACTCCTGACCAGGCCTAATCTTGCCGGCTAAATCAGGATTGCTTACGTAGAGTTCAACCGAACCAGAAGGAGTAAACCGCGCGAAAGTATTATTTTCGTCACTACCATCTTCCGGATAGGAGTTTGCACAGACTGGACTCATTTTCAAAGTTTCACCCGTCTCATGAACCTCAACCGAATTGACTTTCATTTTTGCTCTCATCATTTTTTGTTTCCTCACACCGTCAAAGGTGGTGCATACCTATAAAATTATTTTTTTCTTAAAACTCTCAATCTACAAAAATGCTGTAGAAGCGAGAAGCAACGATAACCTGCTCTCTAATCGTTTTTGTGTGTCCTGCTATCCCTGAGCCCATTACAACTTCTCTAAATATATAACCTTTAGGCTCCTTAACTAATTTATAACGTGGCACATAAGTTTTTACATCGACTTTGCTTGTGAAAACTTTTCCGGAATATTCTCCAGCTTTTCCAAGCGCGAAAATTCTATCGATATTTTCTTTCTTAATTAAGTTACCGCCTTTTATAGTGTGTTTAACTGTGATCCTATTCATATATCACTTCCTATTTATTCATCAATTTCGGGCTATGTTTTGTATGCCCCCAAAGCTTCAAAAACGCACCAACCAACGACCAAACAGATTGAGTTCGACGATTAAAACTAAGTACTTGACCTTGTCGACCTTCCTTACCGGTATACTCTGCGAACAATCGTCCTTTGTAATTACCTGTGTTCTTGTTTCCAGAGCAATCATTTGAAATATCCATAATGCCAAGCTTGCGCGGCTTTCCAATACCACCAGGTATTAGTTCAACAGTGATTCTGATCATATTTTTTTTACCCCTCAAAGCTCATCAATAAAACTCAGCTGTTCCTCATCAGAAACAGGAATATCCCTAATCGAACTTTGCCAAGTTAAAGCGTTAAACCGCGCAAAAGCTTCATTCCATTCATCCAGGAGCGCTTTGGTTCCCTCGAGTGGACTGCCAGCTTCATCAGCAGCGTCAACAAACTCCTGGAGCTCCTGGGACATTCTTTCAGCTATTTCCACCAGGTCGTCCTGGTTCACTGGCTTATCTTGTTGTATCCCCATTAGGCAGCCCTCCATCGTAATCCCCAGTTGATGATCTCTTTTGGATACCAGCGAGTCGTTGAAGCAATAACGCCTGGTGTTTTTTCATAAGGTATATTTATGGGCGTTGGAAAGTTTGGGTTTTTACGGTAACGGTCAACGGTCCCCATGCTTACTCCAAAATATTCAGCAATTGCTTTACGGTCCCACAGCGTCTGTTCTTTCTTAAGCTCATCGCGAACAACTTCTTTTAGCCGCTCCAGGAGCTCATTGTATTGCTCAGCTTCTAACATCGCTTACCTCTCTCATCGGCGTTAAATGGTGAATTTTTCCAAACGGAGTGTGATGAATTTTTACCGGCCCAGTTCTCGCAACAAATTGATGCAAAATCATCGCTTGCAGTTGCTTTTCTTGATGTTCGTTGAGAATGACGGAATACATATCCTCATTTCCATCCATTAGCACCAGCTGAAACTTGGCTGGCTTTAACCTGGTTGGCTTACCCATTGGCCACCTCCTTGCGCTTGGCGAACGTGGCCACTTCCAGCTCTGCAATTGCACGAACCGCAGGCTTTAGCTCATCAGGTTGTTCAGCATGATTTTTTCGGTTTAGGTGAAGGTGGAGTGCACGACTTACCAGCTCAAGGTTGGAGATATCACAATTCAGCTTATCACCATCTTTAAATCGTAAGATCATATCGTCAGGAATTGGAGCGTTGTGTTGCTCCCAAACTACGTGGTGCTTAGGACGGTACCAGCCTCTATATCCGGTGTATGGATTCACCTCGTCCACCTTAACTAAAACGTATCCATCCTTACTACAAATACGCTCATCACCAAACGTTTTTAAATTCGCTGGTACATGCCCTTTTTTAAAACTAGTAGAGCTTGGTTTGCATACTCCTTTAGTGCCCGTATTCCATGGCATGTGACCTTTAGAAAAATGTCCTGTTCGTCCGCTGTCTATCTTATGGTTATGTACAAAATATTTAATCTGCGAAACTTTTAACGTTAAATTAAATTTCTTATTTAATGCAGCGGTAAGGTCCTTTACAGATAAATTCACATACTCCCTTTTGATAAACTCAACATGCTCATCATTCAAATATTTATACTTACCCGTTTGGCCGTTACCTTTTCTGCAGCATACAAACCCGTGGTTAGTTAATGCGCTTTTAATTGCTAAGCGGCTTTTATCGGAATTGAATGACTCATTGAATGCGACTGTTAACTCTGGCACCTGGAGCTCTCGATATCCTAACCACAAAAACAGTAGTTGTTCTTGAGTATACTTACGCATCCTTACTGCCCTCGATCATTTTAGGTAGCTCACCAACTTGACCTTCGCGGTGTAACTTCTCCGCTTGTAGAGCAAGATCCGCATTTGCTACAACCTGGTTAGCCAGTTGGGCTACTGCCTTTGAACGATTAATTTCATTCTTAAGATCTTCACCTTTTAAATCTTCATCGTTGATTCGTTCTAACTGCAGAAATAGGTGGTTGTTTAAATCGATCAGTTTGTTTTTCATTTTCCACCTCCCGACAGAATGTATCTTTTTTGGTATGCTTCGCTCATCGCTTGCTATCCTCTTTTATAATTTACTCTTAAGCTGCAGGAACCACTTCATAGCCTTCTGCAAGTTCATTCTTCCCCTGGTTGTTGACAACCAGACCCTGGTCATACATCCACAAAATACATTTTGAGCGTTCACGACGGCCGTAAATCAACCGACCATTTTGGCGAACCTCCCAGCTAGAATTTGCGAATTTTGATTGACTCGATTGTTTTTCCACGTTCTACCTCCTTCATTAATTCATCACGTTCGTACTCGTGCTCTAAGACTAACGGCCCACACTCATCACCTGCGTGGTACCAGATAACTGTTTTATCTTCACCTTCAATGGCAATGTCAAAGCCGTACATGGTTACATCATCAAGCGTTAACCACTCTCGCTTTCTGAACTTTTTAACTATCATTACTCCCCCAAAACCGCACACAGCATAAAACGATGATTCAAATCTATAGGCGTTTTTTCATCTAACATACTTTGCAAAGTAACTGCAGCGACGCCTGTCATTAAAGCGAGCTCCAGCAATTGCCCTTTCTCCTTTGCCACTTTGACCGCCTGACGTATTTCTTCATCAGTTAACTGACTTTCGACATACATTTAAAATCTCCTTGAGTCGGGATCCCCATTTCCGGACGCGCAACAAACAGCCCGAAACTTTCCAGCTTTTCCAGATTAAGCGCGAGCATGTGCGGTACTCTTTGTCGACCAATACGCCGCTCTACATCATCCCGTTCTACTACCCCGGCGCGAATCAATTGCTGCTTTAAAATTCGGTCACTTTTAACGGGTAAAGCGTTATATTTTTCTTTCAGTGCAGGGGTTTGCGACAGGTGCTGCATGATGTGGCTAGCGCGGATCATTAAACACATCTTTCCTGATTTATCTTCAATATCAATAATGAAGGGATACTTGAGCTGGTTGGAGTCAATCTCGCCCAGGATAATTTCTAGTATCCAGACCCAAGGCTGACGGCTTGCCTTAGTTTGTTTAATGTGCAAATTCATTTCTGTGACCAAATCTTTAACGAAGTCACCCGTTTTCACATCAATTCCGGCGAAATCACAAATCAATCGCCAGGCTGTTAACATGGCCGTATAGTTCATAACAATTCGATCGGCACCTGGGTCGCTGCTGTCTGCCATACATTGTTCTAGCATTTGCGTTTTTGTTTCTTCAAAAACAGACTTAACCTGTGGTTTGTCCAAATCCGCCAAAAATTCCAGCCATTGCCGCATTGGCCAACGAGGCAAATCATCCGGCATCAAGGGCCCCATCCGGCTGTTAATATCAGAGCGGACTGTTTTGCCCAAAATGGTATCCACGGGAACATCTTCACCAGCCAAAAGTACCGGCGCCGAATTTAAATATTCCGTCATGTCGGTGCCTCGTCGTGTCACGGAAAATCCATAACACTCCTGAAGCAACGACATCGCTTTGTCGATAATATCTTTGCGCCTGGCGCTAATCTCCTCCCAACCAACGGGATGTGAAGTGTGTGAAATGCTGGTTAGTAAACGGAATTCAGTTTGCAAGGACTGGCCTGAAAATACCGTAAAAGTGATAGTGCGCATTAACCGATCGAGTAGCGTTGTTTTGCCGCTGCCTTTGTCAGCCTGAAGGATCATGTGCGGCCAAAATCCCAGGTAGACTTTGAGATGAGCGCCTACTCCCCAGGCTAGCAACATCATGGCCGCGTTATCCTTAAACGTCTCCTGGTAGGATTTAACAACGGTCCGTGCATCGCCCTTATAGCCATTATGAAAAACGAGATTATGATAGGGGCACTGCTTGACAGGATCCTGAAAATAGCAATCGGTACCATCGTTAACAGTCGGTCGCCCATCTTTGAAAGCCAGGCCAACAAAGTTCATCGCATTACGCTCGCCAATGTGCACCGCACGTTCCCAAATATTTAACAGCCTGCTCATATTTGCAGGTTTATAAATTGGCCCAAACTTTCGCCACTGGTCAATGTTGTGCACTTGCTCGTCGGTTAAGACTTTTCGCTGAAGCACTGACCCGTGCCGCGGCGTTTGCACTGCTGCTGCAAATAATTTAGTCGGTTGCGCATCTTGTTCGCCGCTGGTTGTCGCGGTAGCGCTTTGAATCGTTATCCTGGACAATCCTGCAACACGAAAGCCACACACGGATTCAGAAATAATGCTTTCTTCACCGTCACTATTCCTACTGATTTTTTGAAATTGCGTCATGTCTGGCTGAGCGTGAAACCGCCAGTAATCTTTAAAATCATAGGTAGGTAAATAGATACGTCGACGATAAAACCGATCAATATCATCTTTACCGACCAGCCCTGGTATGGCCCACAGCTCGATTTTGTTAAGCGCCTTGTTGACCGCTTCGACTCCCTCGGCGATTAATAAATCATCAACGTCATTCACTTCCCAATCTTGCTGGTCGACAAATAGCGCACTGACGTTTGCCGCCAAGGATTCTTCGTGGTACCGCCAGGCGGCCTCCGGACCAGGCCTGTATCCTTTCTCATTCGGCTCATCATTATCCATACAAAAATAAACTTTTTTACCGAGTAAGATGGTCCAGTCAATGCCTTTATTGTTCGTCCCTTTTGTAGCCACGGCAGCGACTCCACGGCGGCTTTCAAAAGCAGTCATGACCGCCAGGGCATTAATAGGTGATTCAACAACGTAAACCGTGTGCGCCTGCTTCAGAGCATACGGATCGGGAATATATAGAAAGCCATTCTTCTCACCCTGGCTTTGCGTTTTAAGGCCACCGTTAATCTCCGGATCCAGGTACCGCATATCGACACCAACAACCCGGTTACTATTAGGGCAACGAGAAATAAATGCCGGCCCAGGACCACCATGACCAACCTGGCCAGATGGAACATTGGCACTAGTGTAGGTATTAAAACCCAGGGTTTTGCGCTTTATACAATGAGCAATTACGGTTTTACTGATCGCGCGTTCGCTGTGCAAATAATCAGTGCACTCAGCAGGGTTTTCCAGGCATCGGTCAGCAATGTATTCAATGGTCGACTTGTGAACGCCTTTATTTGATTTGGTTTCTTTTTCTATACCGTACATTTCGTGCAGCTCATCTACTGCATCTGGCAGTTCAATTCCTCTGACATACATCACCAGGTCAACGCAGCTTCCACCTTCCCCACTGGAAAAATCTTTCCAATAGCCCTGGTCAGATTTAATTGATAACGAAGGGTTTTTGTCTGGGTGATGCGGCGAATGATAATTGGCGTTGTTGCCTTTGCCTTTTTTTAATCCCAGCCGTTCTGCCAGGTCATCCAAATTAATATCTTGTTTTAATTGGTCAATGCTTGCCATCGAGAATGTTTCCGTTATCGTCTATTGTTATTATCACTTGCCCGTTAAGCTTTTTTCGCAGAAAGACCACTTGCGGATCTTGTAAAGCTTCAGCCAGTCCGGGCGCTTCACTTTGAATTCTTGCCCACCACTTTTTTCGCTGCTGAGAATCAAGGTGAGTAAGATTGACTTTTCTAACCAACGGCTTTAGGCCTGCGTGTCGGATTTATTTTTTCCACTTCAACCAAAGGTTGCTCGTAATTGTCAGAAATCGGAACAATATTAATACCGGACATGGGATACATTTCTGGTAAGGCGCGACCACCTGGGTCACCGTTCACGCATACCAGACCATAAACTCCGAATGGGCCAGCGGTTTTGCCTCGAGTATGCATGGCAGCAATTTTTGATAAATGACCTTCCACCGTTTTAATGTCAGGTGTTTGTTTTAAAAGCTTGGCCACTTCTCGATCGTTAAACTTGCTCGGATCGACTTCGACAATCATTTTCTTTGTCATCTTGACTTCAATTTCATAGCGTTCTTTTAGCACTAGTTTTTCTCCCTTAAAGTAAGCAATTGGGGTTTCTGTAAAGTTGTAGTCTCCAAAGCAGATTTCACATATCCGCGTCTCGGCGTTAACTGAGTAACACTGGCAGAAGAAACATTTGATGTTGGGTTGTTTAAATTCCGGTTCACTGCACATATTCTTAGAGTCCTGTAGGTCCATTCTTGTGGTGTCACCACCAACCATTTTTCATTGTAAAATCGTGTTCTTAGAAAGGTGCCAGGCACCCAATCATTTTGAAATCGCATCCAGACGCGCGAATATTTTTTAGGTAAGCGCATTAGTTCCACTCCCTATATTCCCACCAGTCAGGCGTATACTTTTTCGCTTTGCAATCGAAGTACTCACCTTTCAGAAACCAACCCGGTATTTTTTTCTTACCCACATAAATCCAGATATGGCTATAGTCTTTAGGTGTTCTAGCTGGCATTAATCATCATCTCCTTGATGGACTCTTTATCGGGTTTGGTGTAAATCGCGGTGGTTTTTAAATCGCTATGGCCAAGTAGCTGCTGAACGGCCAGCAGCGCTTTGGCACTATCGCCATTTTTTGCCAGCAATCTTTTGGCAAAGGTATGTCGTAGCCAATGTATGGAGCCCCGGGGCAATCCGCTTTCTTTAATCCAGAATTCAAAGCGTTTTTGAAAAGCGCGTATGGTTAGTGCGCAATGTTTTCGACTGATTATCAGTGGCCGATCGTATTCGTCCAGGTCGCTTTCAAGGTTCGCTTTTCGGTGCAACTTGAGTAGTGTTTTTAAATGGCGGCGCGCTTCTTTAACCAGAAAAATAGATTGTGCTTTTTCGCGTTTATTCCACTGCCCAATTTGCAGATAACCGCTATCGAGTGCAGTAACGGCATCACCAACGGTTAACTTAGAGAGTGGCTGTATGCGAATGCCGGTTAAACGGATCAATCGAATCCAGGCCAGGTCGCGTTCGGCAATTTCGCCTTTAACGCGTTTTATTGCTCGCAAAAGTTGGCGTTCTTCAGCTTCCGTAAAATATTTATCAAACGTCTCCATACGATTCACCGAGGGCTAATGCCAACAAGGTCCAACCCATCCTGAATTTTGCACATCGCAAATTGCATACGGTGTGCCTCTTCAACATCTACCGCACAGCTCGCAACGTCATTGAAATACAGTCGCTTGCAAAATTGGGCCAGGTCCCAGGCTTCTTGTTCAGATAGTTCTACTTCCAGTTTTACTTTTTTGGATTTGTGCATTTTTCACCTCGAGGGCTTTTTATCGAGACTACGAAGTAACTGCGTAGCTCTCGCTTTTATTAATTTGCAAAAAACGGGATCGTTCATCGCGGCATCAAAGTTATTTGGCTTAAACGGAGACTTTGAAAAACGGCAGTATGCAACTCGTTCCATATCCGCATGCTGGCGCTCTTCTATTTTTTTCAGTCCGATATCCAGTTGCTTCATATCACTTCACCAGGAGCCCTTCGACTCGCTGCATAAATGCATGAAATGCGGCAATGGTTTCCATCCCTTCTCGCATGATGTAGGCGTACTCTTTATGCGTTACCTGAGAGTCTTCAAAGGCTTTTAATACCGCTTTAGCTACATCACCGTTTTCTTTTTGCCAGGTCGCATACGCGGTTAACACTTCAATATCACTACACCCTTCAAATTTACGGTTTGGAATTAAGGTGTAACCGGTGATTTGTGCAATCGCGATTAACAGAGCGGGATTTTCGGTGATCTTCATCAGCCGAACGGCATCAATTAAGCCAAGCTTATGAGAGGGCGCGTCGGATTTAACTTCGTGATTTAACGAGCTGGGACGTTTGTGGATTTGTGGCGCTAAAACTTCAGCACCGCCTTTGTGACTATGGACCAAACCATAGATACTGATATCTAAGGAATTCAGTTCATAGTCTGTTAAAACATCCGAATTAATTTTGGAACAAGCCGACTGTGCCATGGCAATTTCTCCATAATTGCGCGTGTCAATTCAGTGGCTTTCGCGTTAGCATAAATCCCTGCTACTATTTGCAGCAGGTAGTTATAGTGTCCGAGCTAGGCGAAAGCCGCTACCTAAGGCACCGGTGCGGTAACACCGGTGCCACCTTCACTGCCTAAGAGGCAGCCTGCAGCTGAACTTTTACCAAGCCACCTTCACGCAAAACATAGCCTTCTTGAATCGCGGCTAACCCTAATTCCATTATCAAAGCTGACTGAGTTGGGACCGTTCGCTTTTCCTGTTCGGCAATTGCTTCGATCTTCTGCCGTTGCTTTTGCCCGAGTGGTACTTGTACCCTTTTAATTTCTGAACTGTCGCCCATGTAAACGCTCCTTTGGTCGCTATATCAGATTACTGTGTCGAGATTCACGAGAAAAAACGCGAAAATCTGATATAATTTAAGTCAAATTAACTAAAAACCTCACATTACTGACCTAATGTGATTCAAAGCCGATAATAGATCACAATACTGATCAAAACAAGGGTTCTTTGATGAATAGTTCACTATCGAAAACACTGCTTACTATATTGGATGATAGAAAGCGCACCGAATGGGCACTTGGTTTAGGAATACCAAAGGCAACAAACTCAAACATGTTTAACAAAGGGATCTACCCTTCCGATAAACATTTACGCCGAATCATGCTGGCCGAAAACGCGTCGATGAGCGCATTGTGGGGAGCCTCTTCAGCGCCGTTTATGATTCATCGCACAAGCTCTGCGCATGAAACTTATGCGACGTTAGAGGCACATCTGGATGATCACAACTGGGACATTCACGTAATAACTGGTGATGAATTCCCGGTATTCGTTTTATCCACTTTAGCCATGCAAGAAATCGATAACCAGGAATTTAAATATACCCACATAGAAGTTATCTGCGGCCCCGTAGACCATACTGTGGCCAATCTATTCCGGAATAAATCCGTTAAACATAAACAACTACCCGAAAACGAAGCGCATTTATTAGCTACCGGATATAAGGGAACTTACTTTCTATTTGGCAAAGAAACTTTGTTGGATGCTAAAGAGATTGATCAGGTGGAGGTCAACCGAATTTGCCGTGAACCGTCCGAACGCAATGCTGCACTCTTAAAAAGAGTGATGGAAATACTGGATGAAACAGTTATTCAGGAAGGAATTGAAGTCAACGCACAAGAGCGCCGCAAGCTCGTCAGTGAGTTATACACTTACGCAATAGAAGAAGGATTGCTTTCGGAAGATGTAAGCCCAAACCTCGCCCATTCAATGCTGCGAGTCATTTAAACTAACTTATTTGGGATGGGTTGTTTCTTTTATTTCTCGTAAGTTTTTAATTAGGCTCAGCTCTTCTTTTACATCACTCTGAAATTCACCTACTTTTTCCAAAAACTCCTGGTGCATTTTATGATAAACATCGGCTTTTAACTGCCACTGAGCCTTTCGGCGAAGACGTTCAATATTATCTTCAATATCATTAATTCGAGCCAATTCAGCCTGTAAACGGACTGAGTCGGTGCGGAGCTTTTCAATATACTCATTCCGGGCGTTCAGTTCTTGGCCGTTGGCTACTACCTCTAAAACAGGTTTTGTCTGCGCTTTTTCATAAGACAAATTTCTAACAATGACTTTATAGCCCACTATGCCAAGCGGGACCATTAGCCCTATTCCCAAACTGATTAAAATCGCTATATTTGACTTAACTGCGATCGCGATACTGGTGGCTGTTAAACCGACCAATACCCATGCTAACCATTTTTTCACTAAACGCATCCTTTAGAGCTTTAAGCCCTGAAAATCCTGGTACAACTAAAGCGATTACTGCCACGCTGAGCATTAACCGACAAATATCATCATAGTACTGTGATGTGGCCCTACCATACCCAGCTAACGCTGAGCCCAGCTGGCCTATATCCACAACAATTAAAACAATGGCGACACCAGTAACAACTGATTCCTGGCGTAATTCTTCTGTTTTTAACCCTTGCGGGACTATTCTCATTTTTATTGCGAAATAGGCGGTAGTTTGATCAAGATAATTAATAAATAGGATCATTGACCCTTGTAGTACAACCCAGTAAGGAAACCAGAGATATCTGGCAATTGGGGCATTGTAGAAATCTTCATAGTAGCTGAAGCTTATCCCCCAAATCAGAATGACATATCCAATTAAAACTCTACGTCTTAGATTACCGACACAAAGGAAAAAGCCTGCAATCATTACAAAAACGCACAGCCCAACCCAAGTCTGGTGGCCGTGCGATTTTATGGCTTCAAGTAATGATTCAATCAAATTCCCTTAATCCTTATCCATCTGTCTGGTCGCAAATGCCGGCTGGGCATCCACCACCACCACTTTGCGGTTGTACTACAGGTGCCGTTTTCTGTTCTTCTGTGTTGAGTTGGTCAACAGCTTCAGCACCACCAAATAGCAAAATCAAATACAAGTATACTTTCTTCAACATATCTCGCTCCGTTATATTAACAATGGTTTTTAAAAAACGCTATGCACTCCAGGCACAAAGCGTGAGGTTTTATGTAAATTTATTTATTTTTATCTCGATAAAGCGATTTAAAATTACGCAGTCAGGTAATTTTGGCTAATAAATCTTTGAAAAGCAGGCACAAATCGAGACAAACAGAGTATCAATTTTTGTGCCCTCGTGGGTATTCTTGATTCGCATAACGTTAATTTACTGGCATTATGTTTTCTGTTCAGCTTCCCGAATGACCACATCACCCTTGGCCAAGGCAATCATTAATTGCATGCCATATTGGTATAGCTTCGCGTTCCGACCATCATCACCGGCCAGCAGCGAAGGTCTGTTAACGGGTTGATCCATAATCTGGATAATATTATTGGCCAGCTGGGCGTTTTGCTGGTCAATCTGTTTTTGCTCTTCAGGTGAAGGTGCCGTTTTGTTTGTTTTAGCTTTCGGTTTTCTAGCCATGGTAAATCCTCTTATAAAAATTAAGGGTATTGTTTAACTGTTACATTCACCTGGTCCATCGTGCCGGCCAACGGCCCCAGATTAACGATCGTATAGTCATAGGTTCCAGCCCCAGGCTGGTCGCTTAAAATGCGGCTACCAGTATTCACAAAGTAGTCATTATTGGAGCCGTTAGGCTCAAAGTCATTCAATACCACGGTTATAGTGGCCACGGCACTGCCATCACGTCTCAGTTCATAGGTTTGCGTCTGGCCAATCAAATTAGTCGCACCACTTTCGTTGTGAACAATTGAAACAATGAATTCCAATAAACCGCCATTGGTGTCGTAGTTGGAAATTGATACTGAGCTTTGATTGAGAAACGGTCCAAATATCTGGCTTTGCATCGTCGGCGCAGCTTTCACTTTGGTAATGGTGTAAACCTTATCGATGACCAGCGAACCGAATGTAGCCCTAAAAGTGGCGGTTCCGGTGTCCGCACTCATCGAGTTCACCGTATAAACACCTGTGCTCGCATTGATAGTAACATCCACGCCAGTTTCATTGGCCACGCTATAAACGATGCCATTACCAGTGGTAATATCGTTGGCACCCTGTGAAATTTTAAAAGTGCCTCCCGCATTAGAAAAGTCCCCACCGTTGCCGTTCTGATCAGTGGTTACTGAATGATTATCATTGGTTAAAGAACCAAAAATAGCATCAGCACCATCAAGTCTGGCGTTTTCCCAGGGAATAATAATCGTGCCATCCTGGCCTCGTTTAGCAGTGGTCATATACAGCGGATCATCTCCGGCGGGCGGCGTATCAAACCAGCCCGCGGCAATCAGTTCGGCGTTCTGGTCGGTAGCAGCCGGTATCGCTGGCGCCGTTGTCGAACGTTGAAACCAGTAATCGTAATAATCACCTTGCTGGCCATTTTCACCAGCAATTAAAAAAGGATCTCCCCAGGTAACCACACCCGCAGAATCCCGGGTGCCTATCCGGGCGTATTTATCACCTGGTTGAAACGTGTCGTGCCAATCTGGATCGGCCATGTATCACCTCAAATTAACTCGGTACTCGGCGTACAATGCGGGAACCATCCGAGTCGGTTGATGCAACTTCGGAATTCACAACAACCGCCACATTGTTGTCAGCGTCATTTCGCAGGCCGACATTTAAACGGATGATATCCATGTCCGGGTTGTTGGTCAGAAAGTCATTTACCGCAGTATCAATTGCAGTATTCAATGTATCTTGTGCAGTTTTTACTTGGTCCATGGTAGACATAATTTTTTCCTCTTTGTCAGGGTTAAATAAAATGGGTATCGCTAAACACCGTAATAAGAAAGTGACCAGCCAACGGTCACCGATTCAATTTTTGCAGGATCAGTCGGATGGCGAACGTCTATGGTTAAAGTGCCGGTAAAATCCCCCTCCTGACCTTGTAGTCCATCGGCTTCCAGGGAAACGCTATTATTTGTCAGCCCCCAGGAAGTCGAGCCAAAAGGCATAGTCACATCGCTGGCATTTCGGCCGACTGGCCAGGTATCAACGTTGAATGAATAACGCTTTTCGGCCACGTCATTCATATTCAGTCCGAATCCTAAATTCCAATCAATGCCCATGGTCCAGGTGACCACCATGGTTGCCGGTGCGCTCGTTGTATTTCGCTCGTCAGATTTTCCACCGGGCACATCTTCAAAATACAAAGTAGTCGCGCTGCCAATCAGGTCACCCATTTCAATCGGTGGTGACGTTGGTACACCAGCATTTTCAACAATATCGGGCACGTAACCACCGCCCCTTAAAAACAAATCTAAATCGTTGGGTAGTCCGTCATGGCCAAAGAAAGCCTCAATATCAGAAAAGTCGAACGGCGCAGCAAAGTCAGCAAAGATAATTTCGCCGGTATCTGGCCCGGCCTTGGTGGAAGCAACTAAACTATCTGACATGCCGCCAATAGTTAGTGTAATAGTTTTGCTCTGACCATAATCAGGCGCAGAGTCATAACGAACGCGAACCGCTTGACCATTAACCGCAGTCTGACTTGCGAGCCAACCATTTTGGCCAGTACCCACCAACGCCTCACCATTGGTTACGCTCACCGAGACTGTAGTGTTTACACCGGAAATTACGATGATATCCGTGTAAAAATAGGATGTATTCGGTTCTTGGTTTGTTTGGTCTGGGCCGATATTAAAGGCGTCCGGAGTCGAGTCGACACTATCAACAATTTCATAATCAAAATCGTCACTGGTATAAGTTGACTGAGTAGCCAAAACAAATCCATTACCAAGTGTTGCGTCACTCTTAACTGTTCGTGTAAAACTCCCACCTGATGACAAGCTACCATTTGATGAGTTAGTCCAAACGCTCGATAAAAAATTAGAAAGTGTAACTGTCCCAATTGACCAGGTCGATGATGCTTGAAAAGTAACGGTATCATCTCTCGCTACTTGAATACGAGAAGAGGGTAAAACAGTTATCGTTTTTGATTCAAAATCCTTTTGAACCGTTACAACATGATTAGCCATTTTCAAGCCTCGCAACTTTTGCTTTTAGTGCCTTTATGCACTCGACCAGCAAACCGATAGTCGCAGAGTCATCGACGTTTAATAAACCTTTATCGTCAGTTGACACCGATTCGGCTAGTGCGTTTTGATTGTCTTGTGCCACCGTCCCTGCGTGTCGTCCACCAACATCAAGTCGATCAAATGTGTAGCCCGTGATGTATTCAATTCTTTCTAATGGTCGGTCGATAACTTCCAAGTTAGCCTTAACCTTAATATCGGATGTGTGGCGAATGACAGGTGCTTCAATTCTAACGTTTGATGTTACAACACCATAGAAAAGCGCGTTCTGGCTCTGGTAGTACATCCGCAAAACTCGGTTGCCCGGTATGCCGCCCGTTATTGTCCCCATCCCTAAGTGGCCGTAACCGTCGCCGGTGTAAGTTAAATGGACCGACGCCGAACCCTGCCCACTTTCGCCGATACTTAGAGCCGCTGCTTGTTCGCCTAAAACCGTGTTAGAGCCACCGCTTGATGAATCGATAATTATCGAGTTTAAATCGGCGTCAAGAATAATACCTTGCGTGGTATCAGTCGGCGACTTTCTCAGATTTAGTCTGTCCCCGGCATTTGTGAGGATTGTATAATTGCTTGCGCTATTTATTAGGCTACGTGAGAGCACAACGCTTCCAGTGTTCTGATAACCAAGATATAAATTACCACCGGCTGCAGACAGAGTAACATTGCCATTATTATGATCTTTAATAATGTAGGTGCCATTGTAATCAGAGTTAACTTGACCACCCGAATCGAGATTCATGATGCTAACATTCAATAATTCATTGCTGTTCAAATCGAGATTCTGAAGAGACTCATTAACCGTTGGTGTTGCCCTAAATTTAGTAGCGGCGCCGGCTGAAAGATTCACATTACCAGCATCAGATAAAAGCGTTACATTACGATTTGCAGCAGAGCCGACCCCCACATAGCCGTCACGCGTCCCGTCTGCTTGGTCAAACCGTAAGTAACTAACGTTCGCGTTTCCAGTAGACGTTCCGTAATGCCTGAAATATCCTCCGGCGGGATATAAACGCATGACGTTCGACGCAGTGTCATCAAGGAAAATGATTTCATTACTACTATTCGCCCCGACGTAACCGCGAATGGTTCCATCAGTTTGGAATCTTAAATAGGCCGTTGAGCTGCTGCCATCGAGTGCAACGGTCGTTCCACTTACGCCTTGCAAGTAAGGCCCATCGTCAAAGATTAACTGGTCGATGCCGACAACATCTTTATTCTGCAAGTCGATGTTTTTTCCGGTATGGTAAACCTCTTTCCAATTTTCCCAGACGCCACTATCCTTGGCTCGAAAATACATGCTATCCGTTGCGTGAGAGACAAGAAGCTGCGAGTCAAAACTGTTATCCGACCGCGTATAATTGCCGTGCAATAGCATTCCGTTTGCTGGCTTGTCGACCGTTGCAGATGCCGCAAAGTAAAAACCAGACGTATCGATTGCACCAGCATCAGCGGGGGCGTAACCGTCAACGGTAAAGTGTGTGCTGTGGTGGACCTCCTGACCTGAATGAGTCGAAGTATTACCCCAAGGATTAAAGGTTAATACGCCAGCGATATTTGACATAAAGCTATCAACGCCCATTAAGTGACCGCTGTTATCCGTTCCCAGCTCTTCGTACAAATTCAATCGTTCATGGTGGACTTGAATATTGTAGTTATTAGCGTGATAAGTTTTAATCGACGGCACACCACCGCTAACTAAAAACTGGATATGGTTGGAGCTTGTACCTGATTGTCCCGTCACGTTAACACGCCAAGTTCCATTTGAATTCCAAAACACCGCCGAGCTACTTTGGTCAGTGCCGGTTCCGTCTATGTGTGCTTTTACGCGGTAGACTCCACCAGCTTCTAAAGCGGAAACATTGTCCGACATAGTTAAGGCGAGAATATTTGTGTTGCTGGCCGAATAGCTTCTGCGCCAAAACTCTTGAACGCTGGTTCCGAGCGGGGCGTTAGGGTTAAGATTTTCAGCCGTCCAAAGTTTATTACCCGCGCTAGAAATATCAGCCGATGATCCGAATGATAGATCTCCGTCAGCATCCAAGCCGAAATATTTTGTATTGACTGTTGTTTTGAAAGTGATGTTCGCATTGCGGTCGCTGTTGTTACGTTCGACTTGTAGGATGTCCCAGTCAGCTACATTAAGATGCAACTTGCCGACAAGCTCCGCGCTTTTATCTGTGTTAATTGTTAAAGCGGGGTTTGTTAAACCGTCGCCATTAACACCAAATAATAATTTACTAGACGAATCTAAGCCGCCGCCAAAGCCTGAATAGTTAGCCAGCAAATCAACACGGTCGCCCGCATCTCTTTCGACTCTAATTCCCTGCAAGCCGCTATAAGAACCTTTAAAATGCGCCTTTATGGCGGCGTCAACGTCGATATCTATTTTTTTTGTAAAATCCCAATCGCCAGTAATTGTTTGATTAGAAGCCGGGTCAAAACCGGAGCCACCATTTAGATGATCAGTGAGTTGTTTCGATGTGATAAATTTCGAATCCTCCAATCCCTGGGAAACTTCAAAATCACTCGCTTTTTGTGATAGCCCTTTAGTTGGTTCATCAGCATCAGGAATATCAGCCAAAGTCAGGCCATTAAAATTAGCGTAGGCCGGTGGATCATCAAAACCACCGTTGACTGAAAACTGAATTAAAACACCTTCATTGCCTGGGTCACTAATCGGATCATCTTCAATCGCAGTGAGCGACTGAGGGATCATTTGTATGCGCGCAGCAGCCAAACCAAAATCATTGTCGCCATCGCCCAATGCCACCAGGTAGCCACCCAATTGTGGTACGGCAGAAATGCCACCGCCATCAATTAATATTAATAGCCCACCTGGTGCACCGTCACCAGACGCGCCTGATTGCATCGGCCGTGAACCAGTTTCAGTCGATGAAGTTTTTGTAGGTGAAGGATTATTGCGAGCACCAGACATATCAATGGTGCCGTTGCCGCCCATCCCCTGGCAAATAATTGTCAAACCAGCGCCACCAGGAACGCGCGCACCACCGGCCAATGTGTCGGTAAATGGCTCGCCGCCTAACCAGACTTTTAGTTCATGGTTTCCACCTTGGGCGCCTGCAGTACCGCGCAAGTCTGTCGGAATGCCGGTAATTGATGTACCCGCGTTATTAACCAGGTCTAATGCAGGAAATGCGTCATGCTGGCCAAATAAATATTCTGGTTGAATCGGGAATGTGATCGGCAGTGATTCACCTTGCAGGTATTCATCCGAGATCCCTTTAATACCGACTGAATCACCCAACCAGCCACTGACGATATTAACGTCTCCTCCACCGGCACCGATAACGTCGCCCAAATAGTTAAAGTAACCACCTACTCTTAACTGAACGTTTCCAATTACAGTTAAAGTTCTACCAGCTGGAATGGTGAAATCGCTGTCCACGTAAAATATGCTGGCCGGTGCGTTCATGTCGGCCGTGCCCACTAACGTAGTATCTGCCGTTAAACTGCTAGCAGTGACATTGGGTACCGGTGTTCCTTCAGAAGGATAAAAGCTATCCGATAAAACGCGCAAATCACCATCGGTTACCGGATCGGCAAAATAGGTACTACCAAATAAATCAAGAGAAATACCGCGTTTCTGGTCAACGGTTTTACCAATAATTTGCATGGCCCGGCCTAATGAACCTGTGCTGGTATAATCGGCCACTTCGGCATGTTCGACCCGGATCACATCGCCAATTTCATACGCGGCTAATTTGTGCAAAACGTTAACTGAAAAATACGCTGCGTCTCCAGCGTAGCGGTCCATAAATCGGTTAGCTACAGCAACCAGGGTAGAAGAAGTTGAACTGCTACCATTGAGTAATTGCAGGTAAACAGTTTTTTTGTGCTCGCCAAATTCATCGGTGGAATTCTCAACAACCAATGGTGTTTTTCTGCGGTACTGAGGTTTTGACGATCGTTCGTCCCAACTCCAGATCGCTTCCAGGTTGTTCACGATACTCGAGGAGTCATGCTTAAATCGTCCATGGTCAACAACCTGGTCCGCGGTAATCGTTCCGACAATATTGCTGTTTTCATGGATCCCGTGAAGCGCTTTTAGGTTCATCACGCCATCGCCGTTCACCCGCAAATAATGCCCTAATAGCAGCGCCACCTGTTCTTCAAAAAATTGTTTTCCATTCGCTTTTTTCAGCGCGGTATTTTGCGCTTTCGTAGTAACCAGTGGTCTTAATGCCAAAAATTCAGACCTTACTAATTGAGCAGCTGGAATCTTACAGTGCCAGTGTTCGGGGAAAAGCGCAGTGCCAGGGTTATTTAAATCTTCACCAGTTAATATGGCCCAGGCAAACTCGACCAGATTCATATCAACCGCAATCAATTCGCGAATTTTCGGCCCGCGGTCCTGGCTGGCGTTCGCCGGCAGTGTCCAGACTTGCGGCGTGGTACCAAATGCGCCGCGCTCCACTGTAAAATCAGTAGAATTAATCCCGGTAACTTTTATAAATTCTTTTTGGTTGTTATCCGAAATTTCAATAAAAGTACAAAGTTCATTAGGCGCTTCAATAAAATCGGCGCCGCGCTGAACTCGCTGAAAACCTTCAGTGGTATAAACGGGTATCGTTAACGAGTTTTCATCGATGTTACCCGCCAGGCGGGTTTCCTTTGGCTGGCAAATAACCCGGTCCATAAATGACTGCGAGTCTTTAGCGACTATTTCATAACGGCCTTTTCGATAGTCAAATTTCTTGTCAATCCACTGGGTGGTTTCGGTAATGTAATCCGCCCAGTCCAGCCCTTCGGCACCACGAATCAGCCGCGCTCTTTTGCCATATAAATGTTTACCAGCGCTGCGCTTACCTCGAAATTCCGCCTCTACCTGGCCATTTAAATTCAACAGAGAAAAAGAAAGATCACCAATTGATGAGTTGAATTGGTCAGGTCGCAAACGTTGCAGCCGGGAGTTCGAGTTTTGCAGCGTTTCATGAATAACGGTATTACCACCAGGAACAGGAACATCACTATGCGAAGTGAAATAAATCAGGTCGGTACCAGCATCGTCTAAAGCAATTTCGATGGCCCACCGGCTGGACTTACTAGAATCGGCAATTACTGCCGCCATGTTATCGTTATACGTGCGCATTAATACACCCGAATATCAAATTGATATCGATACTTAAGCTGTTGCCGCGAAGGTTTTAATTTTTTGTCCAATAACAAGTGAGCATTCTGAACGGGCGCGCCCTCGAGTGAGACGGTAAACAATTCACTGGCACTGCAACTTAAAAGAAATTCTCTGCAGAGCAACATCGTGGGTTTATCCATTAGCCTGGTTTCAACCTTGTAAAGCGTGCTAAAGCTTTCAAATTCTGTTTCCGCATCGCTGGGCGTTAAATTCTGCGTAGCCTTTATCTCATCAATTAAGTCCAGTTGGCGTAAATCAATGTCAAAGGTTTGTTGACTATCAAGCGCATGCCCAGCCGTCAGACCACGCTTTGCGGTATAGGTTGCAGAAAAATCAGCCATTCACCACCTCGTTTTTCAAGCTCTGTGCTAACCGAGAATTTGGATCAAAGCTCAAGTTTTCCAGTGTTGCTTTGACCTCTTCAGCCTGGCGAAGCGAATCGTTGCCGTGGAAATTGGCCCCTTCGAGATTAACGGTAATTGCTAATTGACCACTCTGGAAATTACTTTCGTTGTGCTGGGCAAGGCCATCGTTGGCCGTTGGAGCTAATGGCCGAGGCGCTGGTGTGAAAGGCACAACATTGTTTGGTGCACTAGGAGCGCTAGCACCTGAAATTGAAGGTGAACTGCTACCCGCGCTTGCGCCAGTATTGCCAAATGTCTGACTACGGATCTGTTTAACTCTGACAAAGCCGGCAACCATTTGCGAAGCTGCGACCGCGATATTAAGCGGATAACTGATTTCTGCCATCGCTCGTTGTGCAGCTGCGTAGGTATTAACAATCGTCTGCCCAATTGCAGCGACTTGAGAGATTTTAAAAAGCTTTTTACTTCCCGCTTGCGATAAAGTGGCCAGGTTTCCAAAAAACTGGCTGGCACCTTGTAAGTCTCTTTGGCGTTGTTGCTCTTCAAGCTGGGCGCGTAATTCAATTTGCCGACGCTTAATGTCGGTCATTCGCTGTTCATGAATTTGCGCAGCCGCCTCTTTCTGCTGCCGTCTGGCGAGCTCAAGCTGCTCTTGCTGAACATCGATTTCAAAAAGAATCGCGGCTTGCTCTTCTTGGGAAATTAATTTATTTTCAAACGCCAGTTGGCGTCGTTCAGCCAGCTTTGCTTCAGACTCAACAAATTTTTGTTCTGCAAGTGATTGCTGCTGCGCATAGCGCTGAAGCTCTAATTGGTTTTCAAGGTCATATTGTTGCTGCTGAAATAGAACTTCGTCAGTAATATGCCCTTTTATTTGTGCCAGTCGTTGTTGGTGAGCATTCTCTCTCAGAGCAGCACTAGCTGCATAATTTTGAGCTTCAGTTTCTAATTGGGCAGCTCTCGCAGCGGAAAAATCGACAACCTTTGCCGTTTCTCGATTTCCTTTTTCCAGTTCTTTTAACGCGATTTGTGCTTTTTCTAATTCACCAAGCGCTGACGCAGACTCTCTCGCCTTTGCCGCAAAACGCTCAAACGATAATATCTGTGCTTCCGTTGCCTGAGTTCCTAACTTTGCGCGTTCAGCCAAAATAGCCTGTTCAACATTAAATAATCGCGCTTCTTGTTTTGATTTGCCAAACAGAGCCAGTTGACTATCGAGCGAAGTTGATAGTTTTTCTAACGCTTCAACCGCTTTTTTTGGTGCAGACGCAGCGGCCCCTAAAACGCGTTCTAGTTCGACCAGCTCTGCTTTCAATTTAACCAGCGCTAGTCGAGCTTTTTCTTGTCGACCTAAAGAAGCATTGCGTGCTTCCAACCGAGCAAGCTGAATAGTTACTTTTTCAATTTCGGTGGCAACTTCTGAGTATCGAACTTTTGCGGCATCGAGATCTTGCGCATTAACCGTTGAGCGCGACGCAGCTTTTTGCGTTTCGATGAAACGCTCAAAAATGCTCTGTGTTTTTTCAATTTCCTTTCCCCAATTTCGGGTCGCTTCGATCGCCTCTTCAGATGCGCTTTTATAAGTGAGAATTTCAAATGCGCCGGCAATCAGCAAAGTAGAGACTATGCCCAGCGGACCACCCAGTGCGGCCAGCGCGGTATTAAAGACTCGAGTCGTTACCGTCGCCGTTTTCAGTTTTGCACCATAAATATCTACCCCATGGCCAGCAGCAGTAAAGCCCTTCGCGGCGGCATAGGCGCGGGTTGTCATACTGGTTAACAGAGGCGGAATAAATCGAACGGCTGCATAACTGGTTAGCACGGTTAAAAGCAATTGGGCTTCATCGGCAAATTCCGGCAATGCCCGTAGACCGCTGGCCACTGACTCCAGCACCGGTACCAGGGTTGCGCTTACTGGCGCTTCAAGAAGCCCTGCAATTTCCGTGTAAGCATTGGATATATCGGTTAATGCGCCTGGTATCGTTTGCCCAGCCCGTTCGGCTGCGCCTTCAAATTCTTCAAAGGCCTTAATTAAGGTTTCTTTGAAAAATTCACTGGTGACTTTTTGCTGATTGACTAGCTCCCGGAAACCGCCAGCAGATAAACCCGCTGCTTTATCAATGGCCTGCATTAAACCGGGCAGCGGTTCGACAACCTGGTTAAACTCTTCAGCTCTTAATACACTCTGGCTGAGTCCCTGGCTTAAGCCAAAAAGAGACTGGCCAAGCTGGTTATTGCTCGCACCGAGTGCTGCAGAGGTATCGGTTAGCCCCTCTAAAAGCTGACGGCTTTCTTTTTGTGTAGTCACGCCACCTTTTTGCAATGCCAGTAATTTTGCGTAACCACTGCCCAGGGTAAAATATTCTTTACGAAGTCGACGCGCCGTTTCCTGTAAATACTCCTGGTTTAACGCAAATGCCTGACTCGAGTCGGTGAGTTCCTGCAGTTGAATGTTCAGTGTTTGAGTCTGGCCAATGGTGTCGACCATTTTCATGGCGGCAAAACCAACACCGACACCGGCCAAAATGCCGCGTAACCTCGAGTAAGTACCGGTGAGGCGATGGCCAGAATTGGCCGCGCGGTCCTGCGCTTTTTCTAAGTGGTTTAAACGGCTGGCGGTGCGATCAGATTCATCCCCTACCCTCTCGACACCGTCAGCCGCGTCCTTGCTCGCACCAACAATTTCGGCAGAGTCACCTTTAATTCTGATTTTTAAAATATGCTCTGTGCTTTTACTCACTGCCGAATCCGTTGGTTAAATTGTTTTTTCACTTCCGATTCAATCAATCGCAATTTTTCAAAAAGCGGTTGCTCAACCGTTATACCTGCCATTCTCAAACCACTTTCAACACCCGAATAATCAAACCCCAGAGCGCCGTAAGTACTTGAAAACTTCAACTGCGTTGACACCGTTAAAAATGCAGTCCATGCGTCAACATTTAGCGGATGAATAACAAACTCTTCTTGGTTGTCGTCTAAAATTTCCGCTTTTAACTCATCGGGACATTCAAAGGCGTCTAAATCATCCGCTAATGTATCGTCGGCGATAGGCCCATTCAGCCAATGAGCTACCGCCGCTATCAGTTTTTTTGGTCACCGTGGTTGAATTCGTAATAGGCACTTATGATGGCGCGTTTTACTCGCGCATTTGAGCAAACCAGTTCAATATCTTTAGGTGTACCTTTAATCGGTTTATTCAAATGGTCTTTCAGTTCATGAAAGGCAGCCACCACGGTTTTTAAAAACTTGATATCTCCCTGTAACATGAGCTCCTGGAGCTCTTCATCACTCTTAAAATAAAAGGAGGCGTAAAACTTCTTTTCAACCTCGCCTTTATCGGTTGGAAATTTAATAACCACCGGCCACTTGACCGGTGTTTTAGGATTTGCAAGGACAAACATTGAAGCTCCTATTTAAAAGTAAAGTTAAATTCGCTGACTTGATTGGTACGGTCTGGGATAACGTTCAAGTTAGCAGTTAATGTGGCGCGGTTTTTCTCCTGATCGTAACTTGGCTCCAGGAGTTGCACTTGAGGGTGTCTGACTTCAACAATTCGGCCAGCGCCCTCGTTAACGTCAAAATTCATTTCGCCAATATCGTCAGCGGCAATCGCAGCAAACCAGTCTTTGTCTCCAAAGTCTGGATTTTCCAGCACAATGGATCCGCTGGCCGCGCGCGACGCCAACACTGACTCTCGTTTAGTTAGCAAAATATCCTGCTGGATATCACTGCCACTATTCACTTCAATACTGCGAATGTGGCCGGTCGTCCAGCTATGCAGGCTAAAGTTCTGAATAGTGTTGAGATTAGTTTTAAGCGCTTTTTGATACCCGGTAAAAGTAACCGTAGGAAATACAGCAACCTGAGGCGCGTTATAGTCGCCCACTCCGGAGACTTTAAGGCGAAGCTTTCCTTCGGGTGAAACCGCATAACCGGCGCTCCCTTTAAAGCCGGTAACGCGGTGTAAATGACCGTCCAGGTACCAGTAAATTGAGGCGCTTTCTTCGCTTTCACTGACCAATGAATAGGCTACATCAACACCCGCCGAAATAACCTCAGCAAACCCACAGGCGCGATAGATAGCACTCGCACCCGGTGCATCGCCTGGCGTAGAATTTCCAACCCAGTCGATCTCAAACTCCAAGCCAACGGTTTTATTGATCATATATTTGGGAACGCCACCTAACATGCCATTAGGCAGCAAGTCATCTTCCTGCACATCACCTTGTAAAGGCGTGATTTGCACGTTGTAGGCAATAACACCATCGGCCGCCAATGGCACGGCATCCTGGCCAACAACACTTTCAATTTTTGCCGTAATGGCACGGCGAGACCAATTTAATCCACTCATGAAGATTCTCCTGATTTATCAGTGGGTTTATCTGGCGCCGCCTTTTTGGCTTTTTTAGCCAGCTGTTCTTTCTGCTCTTCGCTCACGGTTTTAGTGCGAGACTGTAATTTAACTTTGCCGTTTTTCTCTTTGGTATAGCTGCCACCTTTCAACATGATCTTTCTCCTAATCGGTAATTTCTAATTCAGTAATTACCCAAGCTAATGGGTTTTCTTGCTGCCCCGACAACCGGGCACTGAGCAAATTAATGTTTTGCAAATCAGCGGGTAGCGATGGCGAATTAATAAATGTTTTAATCGTTTCGAGCATGTCAATTTCGGTATTTTCGATATCGACACCGCTGACAAAATCATCAAACTGCGCCCGGGCAATACAAATAATTCGCTGACTCGAGTTAGCAGCACGCTCATAAAGCGTATTGTCATAATCTCCCTCACTGTCCAGCAAAAAGGTAAAAATGCCCGCGGCCAGGAAATCATCCTCAACTGAAGAGAGATCTTCATAACTTCGTGAGACGGCGTAGTTTGGAAACATGGTTTCAAAAGAACTGACCAACAAATCCATTCGGCTTTTCAAATCGCTCATGCCTTACGCCCCGCTCAACGTTTGCTTAAGGATTAAGCCGAGTAACGGAAAGTTTTTGTCCGCTGCCGGTTTCATATAAGGCTGCGCTTCGACACCCTGCTTTTTGATTTTTTGTTGAATGGCATAAGCCAAATCGGACAAAGTCCACTTATCATTACGCGGAATAATGCGGCGTACTTTCAACCAGTCCACCAAGCTCTGATGCGGTGGAACGCCACCAGGCCCGCTTCCCGCTTCAACATGCCCGCCGTATCCGACACCCGGACCAGATTCATAATCCATTTCGCCACGCCGTTTTACGTTGATACTGTTTTTCAGCGTGCCAGTAGCATCGGCCGCATTAATTTTGGCGTCACGCGTCACACGATGGATCCAGCTCTGCGCCCCTTTGTCGACTTGCTTAACCACTTTATTTGGGTAACCTTTCAGGTTAACCACAATGCGGTCAGCGTTATGTTCAACGGTATAACTCATGCCATTAACCGCCGATTAAATTCATCCATTAGATACTGGTGTAAGTCTTTCGGTGCGCCGGCGCGGTTTTGCCCCTTGGTTTTAGGATCAGCAATCGCCACCTTACCCGTTCGGTTCAGGCTTAACTGCAGCATGGCTTCGGCCTGCATTCTCACAATCAAAATATCTCTGTCTGCCGCTGGTACCGTCGTTGCACCAACGGTTCCAGGGTCAAGGTCAGTGACAAGGTGAACCGCCGTATAAAAATATTGAAAGCTTGAACCACAAATACCAATTTCTTCTGCAGTTGGCGCGTAACTGAGCGCTATCCGATATGGACGCTGGCCATTTTCACCGGGAATAATTTTGACATCCGGAATTTTCACCACGCGCGAATTCCAGGGATCTCTACGGCGACGATTAGCGCGGCCCCAATCGTGATGTTTAATCCCATCTAAATTGGCAGGTGCATCATAAACAGACTTTCCAGCCTCCAGGGTCAGCAAACCAATTTCCTGCAGCGGCTTATTGCGCGAGTAATCCAGCACGGCAGCGTTCAGGATCCCGTCATACTGGCCATCTAAAAAATTACCGGCACTCCCGAGGGACTGAACAAAGGTGGCAACAATGTCGGCTAGCTTCATTGACATAAATTATTTACCGATAAACAGACTGGCTACATAACCCAGCGTTGCCGCGGAACCACCATATAAACCGCGGATAATCCAGGATTGCCATTTATTTTCGTTTTTGTTTATGCCGGTCACTTTTTCAACCTGGTTTAATCGCTCATTGTGCGATTCGATATGATTTTCCTGGGTGTTCAACTTAAGAATGACCCAGCTATAATTGGCATTAGTTTCGGTCGTTTGCTTATCGATGCTGTGAACCGTTTTTAACAGTTCAAGATTATCAGACCGAATTTGTCTGAGTTCCTCTAAAACTTGATCACTCATAACTATCCTTAATAGTTAGGTCGAATGGCTCACCGGCCATTTCTTCCATAAAGCTCTGTAAAGTAAATCGACTATTCCAGACCGCCTGTTGACTGCCCATTTCGCCCTGGGCACTACCTGGTAAAAGACAGCCATCCGATTCGGCCAAAAAGCCAGCAGCTTTATCGCCGACAAAATTGCCCGCATGAAATAATATATGGCTTCGACCAGGTACGTTTTTGACTTCGTAAACCGTGCCAAATTTGGGCGATTCGGTGAGCTCGCAGCGGTAAGTATCTGCAGGAATGCAGCTGACATTACGTTGGTTATCACGCCAGGGTAGTTCCCCGACGTAACAGAAAAATTTGCCGTCAACCAACAGGGCACCAAAGGTACCCTGTTGGGTTGACTCGTAGCGCAACAACTGCGCTTTTCTTACGGTGGAGTTATCCATGCTAGTCGTTAGAATCACCGCTTTGAGCAATGCGAGCATCCAAAACAGATTGAATTAATGCATTGTCTTCTTCGGTGTTGTTGTCATCTAACAACATTTGCTGCAAGTCTTCAGTTGATTCCAACTCAAGCTGCGCAGTCATGACTTTGGTGGCAATGTCCAACTGACGTTGCTCAACTTCCTGATCTAATCGTTCAAGCAGAGACTTTCGGTTTTCACCTTTAATTTCTGCAATAATTGCGTCAGACAATTGCGCATCAGTTAAATCGTTAACGCGCTTTTTGATGTCGTTTACGTTGTCTTCAAGAAAAGCAACAACATCAAACGATGAAGTTTGAATGCCTTCAAGGTAGTGGGCATCAACTGGTCGCGCATCGCCGGGCCGAACCGCAACACTACCAAAATATTGAATCTTGCTAGTGTTGTTTTGGTACATAACTTTTTTACTCATCGGTACTCTCCAGAAAATTTAAAAAAGGCCCCATCAGATAAACAGCACTAATGGGGTATCGCTAACAACCAGGGACTAACGATTAGTGAAGGAGTAATACAGCACCGAAGTGAAACGGTTGTGCAAAGGCTTTGGCGCTTTAATACAGTTGTACTCTTCGCCGTAAGCTTCCTTGGTACCGTTAAGCTGACCATTGGCGTCTCTCCCTTCGACCATTTCACTCATGGTCCAGGGTTTGGCAATCACATAACTCATTGCGTTGCGCACGCCCATCAGGATCCGCTCGTCGCCTAAATCGATTCCTGGTGCATTGGTACCGAACGACGGTAAACCTTTAACCGTCGCCAGATCGCCCTGCATGTTGGTATTGGTACCATCACGCTTGCGCTCAGCGGCAAACTGTTCGGCATTGGTGCACTCATCGTTGAGAGTCGGCGACATTAACAGAAACTCAGGTTTCACAAAGTGAGTTGAATCCAGATAAGCCTTACGTTTACCCACAGCGCGTAACAGGCTGTTCAGGTGAACTTCTGGCGTTGTGCCACCAGGTACATCCGCATCAACTTTAACCACGTTAGTTGCGTAGCTATAGCCAATGGTTGCCGTAGCTTGGGTAGGTGTTACGGCAGCACCGGCCTCATCAACAAATGAGACGTACCCTAGGTTATAGTTTGAAATGACATAGTAGGTACCCGCCGCCTGTTCGCCACTTCCGTCCCAGGGCAGAATTGCAGTACCGTTAAAATCAACGGTAATCAAATTTTCACCAAAACCGATTGTGTTACCGGCCATATCATATTGTTGATGTGGCCGAACGATCGGGAACTGAGCTGTTTTAATAGTCGACGTAGCACCATCCAGCTGAGGCGCGATATTTTCTGCAGCGACCACTTGGGCTCCGTAAGCATCAGAAACACGTTGCATTTCGTTGGCAATTCGTCGAGCGACTAATTCACGCATCAGACGCGCAGCGCTTGCAACATTGCGGCCCCAGGCATCCCAGTTAACACCACTGGCACGAGTCAGGTGCATCACTTCATTGGATACATCGATCGCAACTTTCATTGCGTTCATGTAACCCAAATCCATTTTTTGTTTAACTTTGGCTTTTGGAATGCCCTGACGTTCAAACACAATACCGTCATTAACAACGCCAGATACGTCGCGTTCCTCGTAAGGAATTTGAGTCGTCGCTTGGGCGCCAGCGTCGGTGTAGCTTTGAACCAGGTTTAAAATATTAAGGTCGGACAGCGCTTCACGGATAACTTCACGCTGGAATGCAACCGGTAAATCGGTATCGACAATACTGGTTTCACCTGCCAGGGCTAACACGTTCGATTTGATCGC